CGGTGGGCACACTATTCTAAATGGTAAGCAAGAGCCTTTCCCCTTAGACCTATGCAAACAGTTGTGCTCTTTTCCAGTAGCTTGGAAGTTAAGCGGCAATAGAGCTCAGCAGTATGCACGCCTAGGTAATGCTGTTATGCCTAAATTCATGCAAGCTATTGCAGAAACGATAAAACATGAGATACTAGACACTAAAGAAACGGCAAAGGCTAGCCGATAGGACTTTATGGCAGGTGGCAGACCGAGTAAATACAAACCAGACTTACACCCACAGATGGTTATCGATGTCATGAGGCTCGGTTATTCGTTTGAGGTTTTCTGCGCTAGAGCAGACATTCACAAAGATACAGGCTACGAGTGGGCTAATAAACATCCTGAGTTTTCCGACGCTAAAAAAAGAGCTAACGCTCTGTGTCTGGAGTGGTGGGAGACAGCAGGCGGTGCACTTGTAAACGGCCAGATCAGAGGAAACGCTGCGGTTTGGATTTTTAATATGAAGAACCGTTTTAACTGGACGGACAAGACCGAAATATCAACACCAGAAGGTCACGGCATCACCCTAAACTATAATCTAGAAGGCAAGAAGCCAGAGAAGAAATGATAGATTTCCTATTAACAAGTTTTTTCGAGATTGCATTTGCAGCTAGTGTTATCGGCTGTAGTTATGTGATCGCTTATAGAAATAAAATATGACTGACACATCAACCCCGACATTAAGCGAGTTTGATCCTACTGTAATCCCTTTTCAATTCGAGGTAATCAAGGATGTTAGGAAGTATGACTATACTAAAGGAACTTTCGAACCTTTCCTTTCCGGAGCTGTCGGCTCAGCGAAAAGTCTTGTTGCTGCTCACATTGCCGTTACTCATTGTCTGTTCAATCCCGGTGCTGTTTGTCTTATTGGTCGTAGAAGTATGCCATCGCTTAAAGATACCCTTCTCTCGATGATAGTAGAGCACATGGGTGATGAAGTTCCTTACAACCTTAACAAGCATAGAGGGATTATCACTTTCCAAAATAAATCCAAAATCATTCCCTTTAGCTGGGCTGATGGTAATTATAAGAAGGTTCGGTCAATGAACCTTTCAGCAGCTATCATTGAAGAAGCCTCTGAGAATGAGGACATGGAATATTACAATGAAATCCGTATGCGTGTCGGTAGGCTTAAGCACGTTAAAGAGAACTTTGTACTAAGCGTCTCTAATCCTGATGACCCAGCTCACCCTCTATACAAATACTTCATCCTATCTAAGATAGCTAGCCGAAGGGTCTACTACTCAAAGACCCTAGATAATCCGTTCCTACCCGATACCTACGTTAGCCAGCTGGAAGAGATGCTGGATCCCAAGATGGCAAGACGTATGCTTTACGGTGAGTGGCTCAGTATTGCAGAGGAGGTGGTATACTACTCATATGAAAGAGAAAAGAACTTTCGCGATGAGACCTATCGACCTAATCTTAATTATCCTATTCACATTGCTTTTGATTTTAATATTGGTGTGGGTAAACCGCTATCCGTTTGCTTCTTTCAGCACATTGAGGGAATCTTCCATGTATATGAAGAGGTCATTATCGAAGGAGCCAGAACCGAAAGCGCTCTTGAAGATGCGGCAGGAAGAGGGCTATTAGATCACAACACTAGGTATGTTGTTAACGGTGACGCGACGGGTAAGCAGAGACATACCTCTAGCAACCATAGTGATTACGAAATCATACGAGCCTTTCTAGATAACTATAAGAATGCCAAGGGCAATTACATAAGATTTAAGATAGACGTTCCCCTCTCTAACCCGAAGATCAGAGAGCGCCATAATATCCTTAATGCCCAGTTGCACAACGCCAAGGGGCAGCGTAGGCTTTTTGTATATAAGCCTTGTCAGACAGTAGATGAAGGATTGAGGTTAACTAAACTAAAGCAGGGTGCAAGCTATACAGAAGATGATAGTAAGTTTTATCAGCACGTCACCACCTCACTCGGCTATGGTGTAGTTGCAGCATTAAGGGAAGATACAAGCATACCGATAACAACACACAGGAGATAGAGATGGCAGACTTAGGATCACACGAATACAGAAAAGGCATCTTAGAGGATATACAGTCTGAAGAGAACAAAGAGAGAAAGAAAAAATCTGTTAAGGAGTTTGAAGTCTACAGAGGCAGACAGGAGAACTTCCTACTACAAAAACTTAAAGCAGAGTTCAGTGAGAGCACGGTTAAAGAGATGCGTTTGGTATCGTCGGTTAACCTTGCCAAAAGAATAGTTGAGGAGTCTGCCTCGATATACAAATCAGCTCCTGAGAGAACCTTTAGTAGAGATTCAGGAATATTACTAACTGATAACGAGAAGGCTCAGTTAGATAACCTTTACGACTTATCAGATGCTAACGTAAAGCTTAAGCAGTCTAACAGATACTTCAAACTCTTTGAGCAGACAGCTCTACAAATGATTCCAAGAAACGGCGAGATTATAATGAAGGCGCTCTCACCTCACCATTACGACGTGGTACCCACAGCTGACATTGAGGATGCTGAGATTTATATCCTTAACGTGTTTGATAAGTCCGACACGTTTGTAGGTGCTGATGGTATTGATCTATCATCTCCTACAACTGGCATAAGGAGAAACGCTACTAAGTCTATCTCTGATGGAGTTAACCAAGGTATCGGTGACCCAGACGATTACAGTGCGCATTTCAATAAGTACATATGGTGGAGTAAAGAGTTTCACTTCATGACTAACGGTAGTGGGCAAATCATAGAGGAGCTCTCCCCAGCTGATCTACTTAACCCAATCGGAATGCTACCATTCATTGATATTGCAGGTGATAAAGACGGTGAGTTCTGGGTAAGAAGTGGGTCAACAGACACAGAGTTTAGTTTAGATATGGCTCTTCTAATTACCGATTATGTGAACGTTGCTAAGATGCAAGGTCACGCTGTTTCGATTATCTTTAGCGAGAAGCCGCCTAAAGATATGACAATAGGCACTAACAGGGTTTTACATATTCCACTAGATCCTAACAAAGAAGTTCAGCCTCGCTTTGAGTTCCAATCACCTAACGCTGATTTGAGTGCTCACAAAGAAATGATAGAATCTATTATCAATCTTTACTTAACATCTAAGGGTATCGATCCTCAAACTGTTTCCGGTACAGCTAGCACTAAAACTTATAGCTCCGGGCTTGAGAGACTACTTGCAATGATAGATAGGTTCGAAGCGAGTAGAGACGACATTGATCTTTATAAGACAGTTGAGGACAAATCACTAGACCTATTCATCGCATGGTCTAACCTTCTTCAAGGTGTTTCTGATAAGCCTCTAGTTGATAAGCTTCAGCTGGCAACGTTACCTGACGACGTCTACGTGGACGTTAAGTTTAGAAAGCCAGAGGTTGTACAAACTAAATCAGAGATTGAAGATTCAGCCATCAAGCTTATGGACGCGGGTCTTATGTCTAAGTCGGAAGCTATCTCAGAGCTAAGAGAAATCGATGAAGAAGCAGCCGAGGAAGTCATTGAGAAGATAGACGAGCAGGCTTTTACAGCTGCCCCTGTACAGGAGCCTTTAGATGCCGAAAGTGAAGCCACTGAGAATTGATCTCACCGAGCTCTTTGGTGGTAAGGTACCCGATAGTAAGGGGTTAAGGCAGACCATCGGGCAGGCTTTCATCGATAAGATAGTAGAGAGAACTCAAAAGGGTAAGGACAAAGACGGTAAGCGGTTTAAGGGATATTCAAAAACCTACAAAGAATCTCTAGACTTCAAAGCTCATAATAAAAAAGCTGGTAAGGTAGACCTTAAGCTGACAGGTGATATGCAACGCAGCATCGATGTAGTTGATGAGAATAGCAAATCGATCTACATCGGCTTTGATAACCAGGAAGATATGGACAAGGCACACGGGCATATTACTGGAGGCGGTAAGCTTCCGGTTAGGGACTTCTGGGGACTGACTTCAAAAGAAAAAGAATCTGTCCGTAAAGATTTTCAATCAGATGTCGATAGGTTCGAGAAAGGTAAAAAAGGCGGGGGAGTTTTAGAGGCTGCCCGTCTTGAACTATTGAAAAGGATTCTACGCGGTGGCAATGGTTAGAAACGTTAAGAAGATGCGAGAAAAGGTTCGCATTTTCTTTGATAAGAAGTTAACAGACAAGCGCCTTATGAAAGACATAGGGGGCTTCTCGGCACAGCGCATCCAAACAGAAACACGTAAAGGTAAATCACTAGTAACCGGTAAGCGTCTCAAGAAAATTAAGCCTATTACAAAAACTCTAAGAGACATACTTTCTAGGTATAACAGGGTTGCCAGGGCATTTGTCGCCAACAAGTCCCAGCTGACATTCTCCGGACAGCTGCTAGATTCGATTAAGTTCACAGCAGATGCGACAAAGAACCAGGCAGATATATTCCCCTCAGGCAGTAGAAGAAAATTACAGAAACCATTAAAGGGTCTTAAGGGTAAAGAGATAACTAATAACGTTGATCTTTTCAAGGACTTAAGGGCCCGTGGCTTTGAGTTCCTTGGTTTAGATAAGCGAGCAATAGCACAAATCAAGAAAATAATACTGCGAGATATCCGCAGAAAATTAAGAAAGGGGTTGTAACCCCATAACTAAAGGAGTTATTTTTATGAGTGAAGCAGAAAAAGTCCCCAGTGGGGCACCAGATCCAACAGCCAGTGGTGAGGGTTCGGAACCAGTTGTTAAGGTCGGAGACCAAGGCGACGAGCAGACAGTTTCCTACGTGACACATAAGAAGTTACTGGGAGAGAAGAAGCGACAAGACGAGAGAATGACTGAATTAGAAACACAGCTCAGTGAGCTGACTAATAAGCGTCTTGAGTCTGAAGGTAACAAAGATGAACTCATCACTAAACTTCGCACAGAACTTACTAGCACAAAAGATACAAGACAGAAGGAAACAGCTAAGTATGCTTACAAGGTCATCACTGACCAGGTAAAGCTAGAAGCGGTTAGACTCGGTTGCCTTGACTCCGATGCGTTAGTAAAGCTTGCAGAATTAGATGAGTTGGAAGTGGATGAAAATTTTAATGTCGATAATGAATCTACAAAACGAATTGTTGAAGATATTAGAAAGAAGCGTCCCTATCTTTTCAATAAGCCATCACCGAAAGTAATTGACGGTGTGCCAGTTAAACCTGACACAGGTGGCCCTGATCCTTCTAAAATGTCGCTTAAACAAATTAAGGATGCATTGATTAAAACACTTTAGATATAGGAGTCAGAAATGGCAGACATGGGAATTACGGAAATCGCGGCAACGCAACAAGCACTTATTGCGTCTCTTGTGATGGAAACATTAAAACAAAAATCAGTTCTTATGCCTACGATTACAGATTATTCACACCTCGTAGGACCCGGAGCAAAGAGCATTGATATTCCTATTAGAGATCAGTTCACAGCTGAATCGAAAGCGGAAAATACAGGGCTTACTGCTCAGGCAATGACATTTACAGCAGATACTATCGCTCTTGATAGACATGAAGCTGTATTTGTAAGACTAGAGCGAATTGCTGATCTTCAAGCTAACGTAAATGTTAAGGCTGAGATTATTCAAGAAATGGCAGCAGAGCTTGCACTAAAAGTAGATCAAGAGATTATCATTGAGCTTCTACTTACAAGCGCAGCAGCTCCTGACCATCGCTTGCAGTATGCAAACACAGCTACTGATACTCTTCAGCAGACTGACATTCTAGAAGCGCGTCGTCTACTTAACATGGCGAACGTTCCAATGAATGACAGGTATGCACTTGTACCTCCGGATCAGGAAAAAGCACTTTTACTTCTTTCTGATTTTGTACGCGCAGATCAGTATGGAAGTTCTCAAGGTCTAAGAGAAGGTGAGCTCGGGAGAGTTTACGGCTTCACAGTTATTCAGCACACAGGTCTAACTAATCCTGATGCGATCTTCTACCACAAGTCACATGTTGGAATGGCTAAACAAAAAGCTCCATCATTTGATAGTGACAAGGATCTCGCTAACATCGCAGACGAGATGTTGATGGACTGGATCATGGGCTTTGAGGTTCTTGATTCAGGCGTTCGCGGAGTTAAATTCAACGCAGCTGGAACGTGATCCTTTATAGTTTATGAAAGCTACAGGCGAGCTGTCTTTCATTCATGATTTTCTTACGTCCTCAAGTCCTAACGGTTTGAGGCGTAAGGAATTTGCCAACAACCGCAAACACGGGGTGCAGTTTGAATATAGCACCCCTGTTTTTGTTTCCGGTAAATGGTATGCCTGGTATTATCGAAAGATAGATATAAAAGCAGCTCTTTCAAAAGACGGCAAGGTAGGGGAGGTGCTAGATGGCTAGTAGTGACCGACCTCAATCAGGACTGCAAGACCTTGACCGCCAAGCTTTTATTAATAGTCCTAAGCGGTTAACTCCTCAAGAGAGTGCCCGCGCAGTAGTAGTAGAGAATACAAGTAGTGAGCCGATACCTATAGTAAGTCAGGGGTTGAGCACAACACCTACAATTTATAATGTAGCTGTAGGGACCAGTGAGGTAAGTCAGGTCTTGTCAGCTAACACAAAAAGGTTTTCAATAAGACTGAGAGGAAACGCAACGCTTCAATTAGGATATGCTGTGAGTGAAAGTTCGACAAAATTTATAACAATCGGACCCGGCGTAGACTATGAAGAAATGAATTTGAACGCACCGAGTTTGACGCTTTACTTCAAAGCAAGTAAAGCTGCTCAGATTGCTGAGATAGTAGAATGGGTATAAAGTTTCGGTCAAGGATGACCGATGTGATTTTGAGCGAAGTCAGCTCACAATCAATTAACAGGAGGGTTTTTAGATGGGTGCATTAACAAAACATAAACTGACGGTTGACACAGCGTCGATCGCAACAAGCGACCAGGTCGCAGCGTATTTAGTAGACAGCGCTGGTGATTTACTAACCTCTACACTAATCGGATCAGATCAGGCGTTAGATGTTAACATGGTTGGTGCTACTGGCATGGGTATATATGCAGAAGATTCTGTTCATGTCACAGCCGATTTAGGTCAGCAAATTTTAGCAGTAAGGAATGACACTCTAGCCAGCTTAGTATCTGCTGACGGGGACTACGCACCGATGCAAGTTAATGCAAATGGTGCTTTGTATGTTGATGTTATCGACACTAGTTTTGGGATCAACGCAGAGTATGCTGAAGATTCGGTGCATACGACTGGGGACATTGGAGTTTTTCAACTAGTAGTTAGGTCAGACTCTAAAGCCTCCACAGCTGGTACAGATGGAGATTATGCAGCTCTCATTCAAGATGCTGATGGTGATCTTTATGTGACTGACACAGTTGCTCAGGGTTATCTAGCGACTATCGATACAGACACTGGATCTATCGCGACTGATGCTAGCACAATTGCTGGTGCGGTTAGTGGAACAGAAATGCAGGTCGATATCATTAGCGCCTCTGGACAGTATGCTGAAGATAGTGCACACAGTTCTGCAGACATCGGGAACCAAATCCTAGCGGTAAGAAACGATACTCTAGCGAGTCTTGTTGATACTGATGGTGATTATGCTCCCATGCAGGTTAACGCTAACGGTGCTCTCTATGTAGACGTTATTGATACTAGCTTTGGTATCAATGCAGAATACGCAGAGGACAGTGCGCACACAACTGCTGACATAGGTGTATTTAACCTAGCAGTTGCAGCTCATGGTGCTTTTGCTGCTAACCACTCAGCTGATGGAGACTACGCTGCATTCATGGTAGATGCTTACGGTCGATTGATTGTAAACAGTTCTCCGAACGTTGCTGCTAAGAACTCTAACAGCATAGTCGGTACAAGTGCTGCTGAAGTTGTAGCAACACCACTACCAGGTAGAACTAAGCTTTTGATCCAGAACCTTGGTAATAAAGACGTTTACGTAGGACATAGCGCGGCAGTTACGACTGCTAACGGAACGCTAGTCCCTGCTGATGGCGATCTCACTCTAGAGTGGGGAGCGGATATCGATGTCTTTATGATTTCAGGATCTACTGGTCAAGACGTTAGGTTCTTAGAGACTGCTTAATGTTTTTAAAAGAAGTTATTGAGGGGCTAACGCCCCTCTTTATAGAAGGGAACAGAATGAAGCTAGGAAAGGCAGACTTACCAAAACTAAAACAACTACACGTCATGCTAAAAGAAGCGACCTACAAGGACGCTGATTTTGAGGGTATGATAGCTTATGTAAAATGTCTTGGTTGGGTTGAGACTCTCATTAGGGATCTCACCCAGGAAGATAAACCAGCAGCAGGAAAGCCATCAAAGCCTAACAAAAATAAAAAGGATAAGAAATAAATGGGGATGCACACCAACCCAGCTAGGTCTGATGTTATTAATAAGGATGCGATAGTAGACCATGCGTTTACAGTCGGCACATCAGCAGTTGAGGCTAAGGTTGGAGGCTCCAGGTTAGACCAGCGCCAAGAGGTTTTTATTTATAATACTACTAATAAAACTATATACTGGTCAGTTACTAACGCGCTGACGACTTCAACAGGTGTGCCGATTGATCCGGGTGAGGCGATTGATTTACCTTTTGGAGAGGCACTTCCGATATACTTAATAGCCGGTACAGCTGGTAATGATATCACATTAATGGAGTTCTCATAAATGGCCGTTCATAAACACCCATCAAAAAACTCGATAGTTGGTGCAACAGATGGAACACTAATCGGTAATATCGGTGACGCTCTAAAAACATCATCGATAGCCGTTGCTGGTAACGACTCTGATTTTTTCTATCGTATAGCAAGGGGAGACTTCGGACTTGCTAGGTGGGCATGGGCAGTTAACGGGCATACCCCATCGCTTGCAACAGCTGGGGCTGATATATCCTCAATAGACGCTAATTATATAACTTGGCCCTCTGGTGCTGCTACATTATCAATAGTAAGTGACGAGGCAGTTGATGACATAGCAGGAACAGGCGCACGGACTATTCGCATTTATGGTCTTGATGCAAATCACGACTGGCAATTTGAGGACCTAGAAATGGACGGTGAGACTCCAGTAGTCACGTCTAACACATATCTTAGATTTAATATGGCTATAATTACAACAGCCGGGAGTGGCAACAAAAACGCTGGTGAGATAACAATAACCCACGGCTCTGATATTCTTGGATTGATCTTAGTTGGCGATAGTATAACTAAGGGATCAAACTTCACTATCCCAAACGGGTATATTGGTTATGTTGTAAAGGGCACATTTTCATTTTCTAAAGCATCAGCGATTAAAGGAATATTCAAAGCACACCCATACGGCGCTGCTGAGTACAGCCCTTTTGTTTTTAATACTTCTAGCAGTTTGTACAAGGAAGATTTTTTCCTACCGTTTCCAACCAGTGCTAAATCTGATTTATGGGTATGGGCAGAACCTGGTGTCCAGGGGTTTGAGGCTAGTTGCTTTTACCAGGTAATATTGGAGGCTACGACGTGAGAGCATCAGAAGAAATTTTAAGTGTCTCTGAAGAAGTAGCAAGCAGTACTGAAGAATACGACGTGTACACACCAGCAGATGGTGAGACGGTTATAATTCAAGAGTTCTATGGTGAGGGTGCGTTTACTCAAAACTCTGCCGTTTGTTTGAAGTGGAATTATAATACATCTACCGGAGCATATGATGATCTTTTATGGTCAGTAAAGGGCGCTAGTAAGATGGGAGAATCAAAAACCGTTGTCGGAGATGGCACTAAAAAACTAGCTGTTACTTGCGACAATGGAGAAGATGGCGCAGTAATGATGACTGCTTATGCTCGTTTGAGGTGTTTAAAATGAGAGGGAATAATCCTAGTGCTAGAGAGAAGCAAACGATTGTTAACCGTGGAACCGCTAGTAACGGGTTACTCACAGCCAGACGTTTTATTGTAACTACTGGTGGAGGATCAATAACAATCCCAGCTAAGGTTACAGGTGGTAAATTTCAAAACATCGGTGAGAACACTGTAGCGATAAACTTCTTTTCAGACACAGCCTCTCAGCGCTGGGAGTTAGCGCCTAATTCAGCACCAATTGATTTGCCATTAAATGACATTGTAGTAATGAATGGACAAGCTATGGGTGGCGATAGCACAATACAGGCAATTTTCTGGGGGTAACTAATGGCTATCTTTCCTAATATAGAACTAGAAGAGCTTATACAGGTAGGCGATAAGACTAGGATCGATTGTACGAAGACTTATAAGACTGCAAATGAGGCTGATATAAGTAAGGTGCAGGTTAATCCAAATGGAACTTTTAACCTACGCTGCTCGGCTGATTTTAGTAATGAGTTTGGAAACTTAAACTATGGTTTTGGAAATCTTTCAGGGACACTAGTCGGCACAGCAGTTATAGCAAGCGGTAAACTAGACGCAGGTGCAGCAGGCGTTTGTTACTGGGATGCTGTTGATAATGGAGACTTCTTACAAACTGGGACTATCCGGTTTAAGTATACTCCTCAATATACTGGTGGGCCTGGTGCAACTGGGGCTGTTATTATGCTGAGAGATGCCACTGCGACTAATTATATTCAGATTAAGCACAATCCATCAACATCATTACAGGTAGTAATAACCGATTCAACTGGGGTTCTACAGATATCTAATGCTCTCGGTAACTGGTCTCCTGTATCTGGAACAGAGTATGAGATCGAGTTAAACATTGATGTGACAACGGGTGCTACTAGACTTTTCATCGATGGTGTTCAGTTCGGCTCTACACAGACAGATACATTCACTCGTGGAGCGGTAACTCAAATTCTTCTAGGCGCTGAGCAAGACGACGCTGCTGTTCTTCCTATAGACGCTCACTACGATGATTTAGTTATATGGGACACTGTTCAGCATACTTCTGATTACACAATAGGCTATACGGTTGAGGCGGCACTTGACACTGACTATATTGACGTGACCGGTGCTTCCAGTTCAGACTGGTATCTAGACTGGGAGTATGGCACGGATAGCGGCTCACCTTACACCGTTACGTGTAGGGTCACTACGGATGGTGTCCCGGTCACTTCAACTGACACCATTGAGGTGATCTCTGCAGCTGATGACACATTATTTAGTGACGACACAGACCTGATTATGCATGAAGCTGACATTCTAAAGTGGGTTCCTTCAGGTAGAAACTCATTTTTAAATATACACAGGAGAGCCCAAGAAAGAATCCTAGCGTGGCTAGACGAGGGCGGGTATACAGACTCAGATGGTAATCGTATTACCAAAGCAGCAATCCTAGACCTGCAAGAAGTTAAAGAGTGGTCTCTATTCATGACACTACGCCTTATCTTTGAGGGCATCTCAAATGCTGTTGATGATGTGTTTGATCAAAAAGCTAAGAAATACGCAAGCCGAGAGAAGGAAGCTAGGAGTAGAGATAAGCTTAGGATTGATTTTGATGGTGACGGGGTAATAGATACGGGTGAGTATTTTACTATAGAGTCACCAGTACTGAGGAGAAGATGAGTCTAACAGCGGTCAAACCTTATTTTAAGACGATACTAGAATCGCGAAACTTTAAGCGGTGGACCGATGGGTTTAACTTCGCAAACATTCCAGATAACATATTAGATAGGTCTTATCATATCGAGTTTGATGTAATCT